AAGTTTACACCAAGGGGGGTTAGGTCAGCAATATAATCTGTACCATCCTGGCTGAACCACATCTTCTTACCATCATTAGATACCTGTTTAATTATGGGGGTTGGGAAACCCTTTTCCATAATGCCCTGTACCCAATTTTGGGGTTTATCCAATTCTACCATTTTGGTGGGGTCATCATCTGACTTTCTTGCTTCACCATATGTATCTATGTCTGTTTCAAAACCAATTGGACGCTGGGGCCTTGCATTCCATAGATAGTCTTTATCCTTCTCTTGCCCATGCATCTGTTGCATGGGCATAGGAGGTATAGGAGCAGCACCCCCGCCTTCCCCACCACCAGGAGCAGCAGCCGTCCTACCAGGGGCCTGATTTATCCCTGGGGGGCCAGCAGGAGCCTGTTGAGGTGCCTGTTGTTGCTGTTGAGCAGCCTCTTGTTGCTGTTGCATCTGTTGCATCTGCTGTTCCTGTTGTTCCAAGCCCATAGCCAGCTGTTCTCCTTGCATTTCTGCCATGGGTACGGCCTTACCAAATATCATGAATTCAGCATCTTCTACAGGTACCCCATCTGCCTTCAATCTAACGTCAAAACCTAGGCCAATGAATTGCTGGGCAATTTGAGCTTTCTGTTGGGAGAAACTGATTCTGGTAGCCTCTGCTTTCTCCTCAGGGTTAGGTAATTTAAGCCCCCAATCAGTAATTCCGAATGCTTCTAGAATTTGGGGGAATACTTTCTCATGGAACAGTCGTTGGTCACCTTCAACCACTCGACTCATGACTACCAACTGTTGAGTCTGAGTACTGAGGCCACCAAATGCTTCTGGTGCGCCCTGCCATGCAGGAGTAACACCCCACATAGCTGCAATACGTTCTCTAATCTCGTTCCTTACTGGGAGATAGTCCATTTCATTGAGCGTATGGAACAATCGTACCATTTCTACTCTACCCCTGTTATTTCGGGATGAGACAGCTATCATAGGGATATAGTTGGGGTCAAGCCTTGTCTGAGCGGCAATCTGTTGTCTTTCCCTTCTCAGAGATTCTGGGTCATCCGTAAATACCATCATCATACTAGCTGGCATTTTGCGTTCAAAGAAATATCGGTATAAATTTTTATCCATTCCTATCAAAGTAAGGGCTTTCTCAAAAATAGTGAGGATTGGACTCCATCCATATGTTTCAGATGGAGAGAATTTAGATAAATGGATGACTTCTCCATCAAATAAGAAAATATGTTGGTTTCTGTGATAATACTTATACATCACAGGCTGCATATCTAACTCACAATCATCTGTATGGCATTTTCCAGGTTCTTCTTTAACATCTTCCCTATGAATAGGGCACATAAAGTGAGCATTCTTAGGAAGTCCCGCAGCATCTAGGTCAAACTCAATTAAGGCAGGATTTAACCTACGAATCTCATTAATTTTAGACCTTAGAGTACCATCATCAGCTTTTTTATATTCCTTCACTAAATAAATAAATGCGTCATCAATGGAATTGAGGTCGAAATGAAATTGACGTAGTACTTCTTCTAAACTCTGGTCAAAAATATTACAATCGTCCATAAATTTGACTAAACGTTCCTTTTGTTCTTGGTCAGGGTCTTCCACTAGAGGCACCCATTCAATTCCCCGCCTAAAAACTTCCCCCGTAATGTGACTGATAGGAGAACGAACTTCCTCAATGGAGAAAGCCAACATTTGCAAGTCCATAACTAGCTGTTGGCGATAGGCCATTTGGTGACGTACCCACGTATTCACCACATGGTCTAGACCAATGGTGGGGGCACGTCCAGTCTCCCCACCAGCCTGTTTCATTATATCTAGGAAATTTATTTGCTCATTCATATTTATGAGGGTTTGAGCAAGTTTAGGAACTTCAGGTAGATAATCCGCTAGTTTCATATGTTATTCCTCAGTAAGACTTTCTATATCTGCTATAGAAACAATCTTTAGAATATTAGTCATAGCCATTTCTTTCAGCATATAACCTTCCGTTCTTTTGGGAGTTTTAGTCTCTATTTGTTTACCTTGTTTGCCCAATAATGCTTTAAGGTCAGCTATTTCTTCGTCTTTTTCCATCAATTCTTCGTCTGAATCACCACCATCGCCACCACCTAAATTGGCATTTTGTAATATTCCTTGCCTAGCAGCTTCTTTTACTAAGGCTATGAAAGCCCCCTCTGTGAGTATCGTAACAGCGGGACTACCATCTGGTATCTCATCATCTGGCCCCAGATTCACTAAATCATTATGCCACGTATCTAATATACGCCATGTATTAGTTGTTTCATCCTTATTGGCGGTATATTGTAATTCTCGTTCTTTTAAGAATATTCCTACCATACTTACCTCCCGCTATACTATTATACTTTAAAATATCAATTACTTACGAAATGGTGCAAGCACTCCAACCGCAAACTTTGCAGGATTCGCAACCATCTGCCTGAACTATCATAGGATTATCGCATCCACAAAGCTCAATGTCAAGTGCTATCTCCGATTTATGCCCATTCACCAATACCTCTTTCTCTCGGCTTCCGTTTCGATATACAGTAATCCCTTTACATCCTGTTTGCCAAGCTTGCATATAGGAACCATATACATCGGTTGGGGTTGCCTCTTTAGCAAAATTAATAGTCTTGGAAATACCAGAATCTACTGACTTTTGGAAAGCAGCTTGCATTAGGACGTGGTGTTCGGGGGATATTTCTGGAGCAGTAACATATATGCTTTTAACCCATTCAGGCACATCTTCCCTATTTTCAAGCACTCCCCCATCTGACAAATACGCCATAAGTTCTTCCGAATAGAACCCGTAGATTTTAGCATCTTCTTCAAATTGTTCATTAACATAGTGCAATGTCTGTCCTTCTAAAATATTTTGCTTTCTCCATACCAACGCAAATAATGGCTCTATCCCACTAGCACATCCCGCAATCATTGAAATAGTTCCTGTAGGAGCTACTGTTAATCTACACGAATTTCTATAATTTTCGTGAATCTTATACTGACTGTCTCCCCACGCAGGAAAGGCACCTCTCATTGACCCTAACTCAATAGATTTCACGTCTGCTGCCATTTTAATAGCTTGCATTATTTCTCGTCCTACTTCCCTGGCTAATTCAGAATCGTAGGGAATACGTAATTTAACTAGGAGGTCTGCAAATCCCATAACCCCCAATCCTATTTTACGGGTAGCTCTCGTCATCTGAGCAATTTCTGGAATACTATAGTCATTCGCATCAATTACATTATCTAGGAAGTGAATAGCTAAATTAACTACTTGGATTAACCTACTCCAGTTAATTTCATCATTCCAATCTCTCGCCCCCAAATTCTTTGTGTAAAATTTAGCTAGATTAATTGACCCTAAATTACAGCTTTCATAGCCTAGGAGCGGCTGTTCTCCACAAGGATTGGTAGATATCATTGGGCCATATTTGGACAACACCTTATTATCTGCATTAATTCTATCTAAGAAAATCATCCCCGGTTCTCCGTTTCTCCACGCACCCATCACTATAGAGTCAAAAATCTCTTTGGCAGATTCTTGTGTTGTTACCGCATTTGTATGGGGGTCATGAAGCCAGTATGAACCGTCAGTTTTTACTTTATCCATGAAATAATCATCAACAGCCACAGAAATATTAAAGTTATGTATATCACCTTCTACTTTCTTACATGCAATAAACTCTTTAATATCTGGATGGTAGACTGACATTACTGCCATGTTCGCCCCATCCCTTTTACCACCTTGAGTAATCATGCTAGATACTCTAGATAAGGTTTTAAGTACTTCAATAGGGCCACAGGCTACTCCATGAGTAGTATTAATCCTAGCTCCCTTAGGTCTAATTTTAGACAACGCAAAACCTGTCCCGCCCCCAAATTTTTGCACCATTGCAGCATCAGTAGCAGCCTTCATAATATCCTGCATACTATCCTCTAGGGGTAATACAAAACAAGCACTTAATGTTCCTTGCTTAGTGCCAGCATTCATCAAAGTAGGTGAATTTGGGAGGAATTCTAAATTTTCCATCATATTAAAGAATTTATCAGATAGGTTTTGAACTTCCTTAGGAAATACTTCATATTGAGTATCTACAGAAGCAATGGCATTTGCAACTCTCCGAAATAATGCGGGAGCATCTTCAATGACTGTATTTTTTGTGTCTTTTAAATAATACCTATGATTAAGAATGATTTCAGCTTGGTCAGATAGTGCGAAAGAAGTTTGATTACTTAGTGTTTCTACAGTCATTGACTCTCTTTACCCCCTATGTCCACAAAA